GTTTACTTCAGGTAGTGGGTTAGGTAAGACTCAAGTAATGAGAGAATTGGTCCATCATTTAATTAAATCTACTAAAGATAATGTAGGTTTATTAATGTTAGAAGAAACTCCTGTCATAACATCTAAAGGTATAATGAGTATTGAAGCTAATCAAAGATTACATTTACCTGATGTTCATGTAAGTAAAGAAGAATTAAAAACTTATTTTGATAAGACAGTAGGTACTGGTAGAGTATTTATGTTTGACCATTTTGGTTCTAACTCAATTGATAATATAGTTTCAAGAGTTAGATTCTTAGCTAAAGGTTTAGACTGTAAGTATATTGTTATAGACCATGTAAGTATTATTGTATCAGACCAAAGTCATGGTGATGAGAGAAGAGCATTAGATGAAATCATGACTAGACTTAGAACTCTAGTACAAGAGACAGGTGTTGCTATGATGGTTGTGTCTCATTTGAGAAGACCTGATGGTAAAGGACATGAAGAGGGAGCAGCAACATCACTATCACAATTAAGAGGGTCAGCTAGTATAGGACAGCTTAGTGATATGGTGATTGGATTAGAAAGAGATGCACAAAATGATGACCCTGATATTAGAAACACAACGAGGGTCAGAGTATTAAAGAATAGATTTTCAGGAATGACTGGACCTTGTTGTAATTTACAGTATAATGTTGATACTGGTAGATTAGTTGAGGTACAATCAGATGACTTTTAATAAAGTAGTATTTGATATTGAAACAACTTTAACTGCAGATAAAATTTGGTGTATAGTTTGTAAACATGGAGATACCTTCTATCAATTTAAAGAAAATAATTTAAATAGATTTGAAGAATTTATAAAACAAACTGAAGAAGTTATAGGTCATAACATAATTGGATTTGATATACCAGTACTAAATAGATTCTTTGGTTATGATTTATTTAAACATTGTAAGATAACAGATACACTTGTTCTATCTAGATTATTAAATCCTATGATAGATGGTGGTCATTCATTAAAAAATTGGGGAATTAAACTTGGTCAAAATAAAATTGAGTTTGAACAATTTGATTTCTTTAGTGAAGATATGTTAAAGTATTGTAGAAATGATGTTGACTTAACACAAAAGCTATATAATTTTTTAATTAAAAGAACAAAAGATTTTGGAGATTCAATTCAGCTTGAACATAAAGTTTCAGAAATAATACAGAGACAACATGAAAGAGGATTTAAGATTGATGTTGTTAATGCTTATGGATTACAAGCTAAGTTTCAAGAAGATATGAATGAACTTCAGAATCAAGTAAGGGCAACATTTCCTCCATTAAAAATTGAAGAAGTGTTTGTACCTAAATCAAATAACAAAGCAAGAGGATATGTTAAGGGAGTTCCTTTTACTAAAGTTAAGTATAAAGAATTTAACTTAGGTTCACGACAACAGATAGGTGATAGACTAATGAGACTTGGTTGGAAACCTAAAAAGAAAACAGACAAGGGTCATGTTATAGTAGATGAAAAAGTTTTATCAGAGATAACAAATATACCTGAAGCTAAGTTAATAAACAAATACCTTATGCTACAAAAAAGAATTGCTCAAGTCAGTTCTTGGATTGAAGCTGTTAAGGAAGATGGTAGAGTACATGGCAAAGTAATTACCAATGGTACAATTACAGGGAGAATGTCTCATCAAGCACCCAACATGGCACAAGTTCCTGCTGTGTACTCACCATATGGAAAAGAATGTAGACAGTTATGGGTTGTTGATAAAGGAAATAAATTAGTAGGTGTGGATGCATCAGGACTTGAGTTAAGAATGTTAGCACACTACATGAACGATAAGGAATATACAAATGAAATCATTAATGGAGATATACACACAGCAAATCAAATGGCTGCTGGTCTTCGGTCAAGGGATGAAAGCAAGACTTTTATCTATGCCTTCATCTATGGAGCAGGGTCAAAAAAAATCGGAAGCATCATTGGAGGTTCGGAAAGAGATGGCGAAAGAGTTAAAGAAAAGTTTCTTAGAGCAACACCAAGTCTTAGAAGCTTACGAGAAAAGGTGGATGGAGTTGCTAAGTCTAACAGAAGATGGCTTAAAGGACTTGATGGAAGAAAAATCCTCATCAGACACCCACACGCAGCCCTAAATAGTTTATTGCAAGGTGCTGGTGCTTGTGTTATGAAAGTTGCCTTGATATTATTAAATGAATATGTTAATAATAAACGAATCAAAGCTTATCCTGTAGTAAATGTACATGATGAATTTCAATATGAAGTTGAAGAAGGAAGAGCAGAAGAGTTTGGTAGACTAGCAGTTCAAGCTATAAAGGATGCTGGTACAAAATTAAAATTAAGATGTGAATTAAATGGAGAATATAAAATTGGAAACAACTGGGCAGAAACGCATTGATACAGTAGCAACTGATATTAAAAAATTAATTGCTGATATAGCTAATGGAAATCCTGCACCAATAACAGAAGAGAACATGAATAGTTTTCTTAATAATATTAAGGAAGCTATGATTGCATGGAATACACCACCTAAAAAAGAAAAGTATAATGGTGTATTAAGAATGAGTATCTTAGGTAAACCAGCTAGACAATTATGGTATGATAAGTATTCACCTAAAGAAACAAAAGAATATGATGCAAGTAATAATTTAAAATTTTTATATGGACATATTATAGAACACTTACTCTTATACTTAACAGAATTAGCTGGACATAAAGTAGAAGATAGACAAATGAAAGTTAAAGTAGATGATGTTAAAGGACATATAGATGCTAAAGTAGATGGAGAAATATGTGATGTTAAGTCTGCTTCACCTTTTAGTTTTAAAAAATTTAAGAATGGTGAGTTAATAAATGATGACCCCTTTGGGTACCATGCCCAGCTATCAGGATATGAAACAGCTAATGGAACTAACAAGGGAGGTTTTCTTGTTGCTGATAAATCAAGTGGTGATATATGTTTTTATAAACCAGAAGACTTAGCTAAACCTGATACAAGAAGTTTAATAAAAGATTTAAATACTAAACTTGCTAGTGATACACCTCCTGAAAAATGTTATGAATTAAAGACAGAGAAGAATGGAAACAAAGCTATACCAATTGGTTGTCAATTTTGTATACATAAGTTTGAATGTTATGCAGATGCAAACAAAGGTAAAGGTTTAAGAGTATTTAAATATTCAAATAAGAATGTGTTCTTAGCTGATGTAGTTAAAGAACCTCTGGTAGAGGATATAACAAAAGAATTTACAGATGGAATTAAAACACAAACATCTTCTAGTTAGAGCAGAAGTATTAGAACCTCCTAAAGATTTAAAGTTTATGAGGAAGTGGACTAAGAGTTTAATAAAAGATATTGATATGAAAATACTTGCTGGTCCTTATGCAAAGTATTGTGATGTTGTAGGTAATAGAGGTTTAACTTGTGTCACTATAATAGAAACATCCCATATAACTTTACACTCATGGGATGAAAACAATCCTGCGTTAGTACAGCTTGATGTTTATAGTTGTAAGGAATTAGATGAAACAATTGTATTTGATTATGTATATAAGTTTCAACCAGTTAGAATGTCATACAGATATTTTGATAGAGAAAATAATTTTAAATTAATTAAATTAAAAAAATGAATACAAAACAAATGAGTAAGATAAGGAATAAAGCTAAAGGTATTTTAGTTGAATGGTTAAAAGAGTTGTTAAATAAAGAAGAACAATCAAAGGTTAATGTAAAAAATATATTAACATTACTACCTAACCAAACTCATTATTGGAATGGTGATACATTAAGACTACAACCTTGGTCTTATAAATGGGTAGTAAAGAAATTAAAACGCAACCCACAGTTGACAATAGATGATTTAAATGCTATGTTGCAACCAACAGAACAACAATTAAGAAGACAAAAAATGATAGAACAAGGACCATTATAATATGCCAAATAAAGATATGTTCAAAGGTATTACTTATGATTCATTAGATAAGCAGGTAGATGGAAATCATTATTCAAAGATGAGGATTCAACCTGCTCAATTTATAAATGAAAATCACTTAGAGTTTGCAGAGGGTAATGCTATTAAATATATATGCAGACACAAATCAAAAGGAAAACAAAAAGATATTGAAAAAGCTATTCACTATCTTGAAATGATACTTGAAAGGGATTACTCATGAGTTTATCAGAAGCACAAATAAGACAACTAGAGAAAAGGGCAAGAGGTTTTCGCAGACTTATTGCTGCATTAAATGATTTAAATATGTATGGTATACATGAACAAATAGATAAGATGTTATTTGTTAAGATAGAAGATTTAAAAGAACATTTAAAAAAGAAAATAAAAAGAAACAATGAAAAGCTAAATGAAATCTATACTGAAACTGTAGATGCTTTAGTTGATGATGACTATCAAAGTGGAGAGATAGGTTATAAACCTACTCCTATACATAAAGAAGAACCAGTTGGTGAATCTTTTACTAGCAAAGATTATAGTAAGAGAACATATACTTCTCTTAAAGAACATGGTACTGATATAAGTTTTGAAAATGAATAATGTATTAGGGTTAGATGGTAAACCTAAGAAACCTACACCAGATAAATGTCATATGCGTTTATGTTTAGTTGGTACAGATGATATTGATATAAAAAATATTCAAACATTTGGTATAGCTGATGATGGCTTCTTTATGGTAAAGACATTTGATAATGAAAGACTACCAGTATTCATGACTAATCCTGCAAGAGTACAAAGTGTTGAGATATATAAAGAAGGTGATAAACCTTTAACCAAAATAAGAAAAGGAAAGTCTGATGATGATTTTCTTTTAGATTTACTAAAGAAAAAACATGAGACAGAATCCAAAGTTAAAAGCTAAACCTAGAGTTAAAAGAAAAGAAGCTGAGTTAATGGGCTTCAAATTGATTATAAATAATCAAGGACAATTCATTACAGAAATAAAAAATTATCCTAATGATAAGATACCATTACATTTTAAAAAAGAAAATGCTGGTGTTATTAATGCTATGTTAAGGGAATGTAAAAGTAATTTTACAGAGTTATCGGAAGAGTTAGAAAAAATAGCAAGAGATGTCTTCCATAC